AACAAGTTTAGCTGGTGCTAATGTTACTGGACAAGTTGGAAATAGTTTATTGTCTGGTACAGTTTATACAAATGCTCAACCTAATATTACATCAGTAGGTACATTATCTAACTTAACTGTTTCTGGTAATGTGACTGCAAGCTATGTTGCAGGTAATGGTAATCAATTATTCAGCATCAATGGTGCAAACGTGATTGGTCAAGTCGGTAACGCTAATATTGCAAACGTTGCTAATATGGCAACTACTGTAGTATCTGGAGCACAACCTAATATTACATCGACTGGTATCTTAACTTCATTGAAAGTTTCAGGTAACATTACATCAGCACCTGGTTCATTCTTCATTGGTGATGGTAGTCATATCACAAACGCATTGCCAAGACGTTCTAATATTACAGTACAAACTGCTAATATTTCAAACGGATCTCCTACTAACGCTACGTTAACTGGTTTTAAAGGATATATGTTGTATAGTATCCAAACTGATTACCCAGCTTGGGTGACAATTTACTCATCTGTTGCAACACAAGGTTTAGATGCAAACAGAGCAATTGCAACTGACCCTACTCCAGGCTCAGGTGTTATTGCTGAGGTCATCACTGCTAATAACAATCCTATTTTGTTTACACCTGCAATCGTTGGATTCAGTACAGAGAATCCACCTGATGGTAACATTCAAATTAAAGTGAATAACTTAAGTGGTAACACAAGACCGATTAATGTAACTATGACAATCTTAGGTATTGAAGATTAATATGGCATATAATATTACCCCATCTTTATCTTTTACTACAATCACTGGTAATAGTATTCCTGCAATTATTTCTGCCAATCAATTTATTCTTACTCCATTAAGAGTTGCAAATGCATATGATATACCATATCACAATGGTGCAGGTTTGACTATCGGGATTGTTAGTTTAGATGGTGGTTTTCAACAAAGTGATTTAGATAAAACTTTGAGTGATTTAGGAATGGTAGCAACTTCTGTTAATGTAGTTACTATGAATGGTGCTCAGGGGAACTATACTGGAAACGCAACTGATTTAGCAAATACATTAGATGTTTATTGTGTTGCTGCCTTAGTACCTGCAGCCAATATCAATTTATATGTTAGTAATTTGTCTAATGCTATAGATATTGGAACATATATTGAATGGTGGAGTAATTCACTTCAACAAGCCGTAAATGATGGTTGTGATGTTATTTTACATTCATGGGGTATTGATGAAGCAATTTTAGATAAAGATGGTATTCCACCTGATGCGTTCTGGAGTCCATTTAGTAGCGCAACGTCACACAACGTACCTGTAGTTGTAGGTTCAGGGGATTTCGGTAGTGCAATTGTTAATGGTGCAACAGTAACCGAAGGTGTTCTCTACCCAGCTTCTAGTCCAGATGTTATTTGCGTAGGTGGTACTTATTTACAATTGGATATTAATGACAATAGAATTGCAGAGCATTTAGAATCAGCTAGCCTAGATACAGAATCAACTAATTCAGGGATTGCCGGCGGAGGTGGAGTTAGTATTCATAATTATCCACCTGATTATCAAGTAGGATTAACATATCTTCAAGAAGTTCCCGGTGCATTGGGTAATGAAGTATCAACGTTTACATTAACACATAGAGGATTACCTGACATTTCAGCAGCCATGAATGATTATATTTTGTATTTCAATGGCGGTTATGTTGTAGTGAGTAGTACACATGCTTCGGCCGGTATAATTGCAGGGATGATTGCAAGGATTAAATGTTTAACTGGAGTTAGTTTACCTACATACAACTATAATCATATTCTTTATAAAAACGCAAAAAATAGTTCATTGATATATCAAATTGAAAATGAAGGTTTTAACGGCACCTTGGGAGTACTTGGGTATTCAGATAACACTGCTAGTTTGATATGGAATCCTGTAGTAGGTCTTGGTGTGGTTAACGGTCGTTCGTTGGAAAGATTAGTTGGATTAAAAGGTCAAACATATCCATCATCTAATTTTACATCTAGACCAACATCTGGTACTACGTACCCTCGATAATCTCCCATTTTGACTAAATATATTGTACGCTCTTAATTCTGAGAGTTTATGCGGTCCCCGCCGCGTAGTGGGTTAGAACCCACAGTTTTTTAGGAGAACAAAATGGGACGTCCTTTAGCAAAAAGATTTTTCGGTGAAGAAAACACAGACGATACAGGTGAAACACAAGCCAACTACACACGTGGTACTGGCGTAGGCATCGGTGGTCAAGGTGTAGCAAGTTATGGTACAATCGTAGCAGGTTCAGGTTGGACAACAATTCCAACAGTAACTTTTCATGCTCCATCACTTCCGGGTGGTGTAGCTGTAACAGCAGTTGCACACTATCAAGCATTGTCATTTGCAACTACAGCAAACGGTACAGGTTATAACGTAGGTGATGTATTGCAAGTTGATACAGGTACACAAACAACAAAAGCTCGTGCACCTGTTGCAAGTATTGTAACATTAGGTACACCAACTATCACAAACGGTGGTTATAACTATGACGTATCTGGTTCAAGCGGTGACCATGTTACTTATACACATGCTAACTTATCAACTCCATTGATTGTTAAAGCTACAGCAGTTTCAGGTAGCACAATCACAACAATTACAGTGTTACAACAAGGTGTCTGGACAGGTACTGGCGCATTCCCAACAAGTATGGCAGGTGGTGTTGGTGGCTTTACAGCTACAACATCAGGTGGTCCAATTGATAACAATGGTAATGGTTTAGTTCTTAGCTTCTCAAGCTCTAACTGGGGTGTTTATGCATTTGGTACTGTTTCTACTGCAGGTAACTACACTGCATTCCCAAGCTCTAGTGGGTCATTAACATCAATTTCACCTGCAACAGGTACTGGTGCTACAGCCACAATCACTATGGGCTTATTGAGTGTTGTAGTTTCTAATCCAGGTGCTGGTTTCATCAGTGTTGCTGATGCGGCAGTTACTTTCAGTGGTTCTACAGGTGCAAGTGCTACAGCGGTATTAACTACTGATGATGGTACTCCATATGATCCAGAAGCATTCCCAGCGATCATCGCTTATGCTAAAACTACATCAGGTGGATCAAATAAAATTGCAGACATTAATCGTCAACGTGGTGCACAACGTTATTATGTAACAACAGCAGATGGCACAGCAGTATGTCAACTAAAAACATCAGGTGCAGCAAGTGTGGCCGGTGAGATGACTATCACTGCAACTGATAGTTCAGGTGGTACATATTATGTTGCAAAATTAACTGCACATAAAGCAGTTTTAGTTCCTAATACAGGTTCTACATTTGCAGCCAACACATCAGTTCACTGGACATTTTCTACTAGTGATAGCACATATAACTCAGCAACAACTGTTGTTATTCAAAACGCTTAATCATTTTAAGCACAATAAAAAAGCCGCTTTATGCGGCTTTTTTTATTAACTTCTTAATCTTATCTTGTACAACATCAAAGTTTATTGTGTTGAACAACCCAGGGTGTAATGGTTTTGGATAATGCTCAAAGTCTACCCAAGCATAACCAACATGTTCATCGTTTAATGTAGGTATAAACTCATCTTCAATCGTACAAAAGAAAGTATGATACGTAAAGTTATTATTCACAAACTTTTGAATTGGAACTAACTTTGCGATAGTAGGGAAGAAGTTTATTTCTTCCATGCATTCACGTTCAATACCCTCAAACAATGTCTCATCTTTTTCTATTTTACCGCCGGGTATACCCCATGTTCCTGGGATTCTATCGTCGGCTCTTAAAAGAAATAAAAATCTATTTGTCTTGATACAATGAAAGAATACCCCTGCGGCAATATTCTCATTCTTCATACTAAGATTTATCTTAGTTAGATGACAATAGAAAAATCTCCCTGATCGTAGAAGCCTTCATAACTCTTCATCCATGCACCCTCCGCCCAACGATATTGAACATTTGAATATAGATTGGTGATGAACTCAGTAGAACCACTATTAGTACTATCAAATGCAACTTCCCATTTACTTGAACTTGCAACATACTGGATAATGTCGTTTGCACTTGCTGATAGACTACCCCAAGGACCTGAGCCAGCACCGACACCTTCAACTAATAGATAGCGTTGTCCGTTAGCGGCAGCAGGTAACCCATACTCAACACCATTGAAAGCAGGTGCTAGATTATGTGGGTCAATAATTCTGTCAACAGGTTGCATTGTGTTCTGTGGTAATGTGTCAGGATCATAATTAAAGATCAACAAGCGATCATCTGTAGGGTTGAATGAAATAGTACCAACAATAGGATCACTCATATAAGGATTATCTAACCATATTTGACTGATACCGTTCTGAACTGTACCGTACACGTTTAATAAACTAGTCCAGAATAACTGTGTGTTTGGATTAGGTGGCAAATCAAGACCTTCAGTGTTACCTGGGTCTAATGGTTGATTTGCTGGTAATAATTGTAGACTGTTACCTATCAATAACAACTTGTAACCATATGGTGTGATCTTCTCTCTAGTACCTAACAACAATGAATCATCTTTCATATCAGTGAGAGCATTACCTTGGAAGATGCTTGCGATAATCTTGTGAATGACACCCAATTTCTTAACTTTAGCACTTGCACTAATCCATATAGGCATATAGAATTTCCAAGTCATTACGTCAATCGGGTTGCCTGTACCTTGAGGGATTGTTCTACTGCTAAATGTCAATCCATCTTGATATACAACTGTCAAACTAGTCCAGTCAACAAAGTTATCAGTGCTTTGAATATCTAACGCTGGATTAAACAATACACCCAACTGTTCAACTAATTCTAACTTTTGTTGATAATTAGTTGTCCAAAAATCTACACTGATTCTTAATGTATACGGTACTGGCATTAAACGTTCTACAGTAAATGCTTGCCCTTGAGTAGTTTCATACGATTGAGTATCTTGATTAAATGTACGTTGACGTACTGAAAGTTTATCAATGAATGTAGGATCTTGTGTACGTTTTTGGTCGTATTCAAGACCTGTAATATAGTAAGTAATCAAGGGTGCGCTTGGCATGTTACTTGCTGAGTTATTAGCAATAATTGTAGATGCTTGTCTACTTGAGTCTCCGTATTGTATAGGGACACGAACAAGAATAGGATTACCTGATGGATCATTGCCTCTTGTTACTTGCCAATCACTGAAAATTCTTGCGAATTGAACTAGAAATCTTCTGATTTGATTATCATAAAAGAAT